AAAAAGAAATAATCATGGCAAAGCACGACAAGCCCATCCCCCACAAGACCACGGGCAAGGGGAAAACCTACAACCCCACGGAAAAAGGTGCGGGAATGACCGCTAAAGGCCGTGCTGAGTACAACGCCAAGAACAATTCAAACTTAAAGCCGCCAGCCCCAAACCCCAAGACCAAGGCAGATGCTGGACGAAAAGCCAGTTTTTGCGCTAGGATGGAGGGGGTGGTAAAACACTCTAAAGGCCCAGCAGAACGGGCTAAGGCCAGTCTAAAAAGCTGGAATTGTTAACCCTTTTGGAAGAAATAAAGGAAATATCATGGCAAATTCAATCGCAACAGGCGTTGCATACGCAGACCCAGAGTTCGTTTCAGTTCAAGTTGGTAATTCAACTGTTCCAGTAGCTGTAACGACCAGCGGCATCATTAACGGGGCATATGCCACGACCAGCGCCGCAAGTGGCGACACCCGTTTGACCTACCAAAAGCTGACATTTAGCAGCACTGGTAGCGGTGAAACTTTCAGAGCGTTTAGCGTTGTGACAGGCGCAGGTGCTGCGGCTGCTGGCACGATCAATGGCGCACACATTTCCTGTGAAATCAATGGTGCTGGCACTATTTCTGGCGCTGGCAATGCTTTACGGGCTACCTTGGGCGGTACATCCACCAACCCAGGCGGCACTTTGGCAGCTATCCAGGCAGACTCTAACTTTGCATCTGGCGGTACTTGGACGAACGCATCCTTTATACGTTTTACCAACAGCGGTACGGGCACGGTTGCTAACCTGTTTAACATTCCCGCAGCTTTGTTTGTAACAAGCACTGCCACCATTGCCAAGACTTTGAAAGTTGTGGCATCGGACGGTACGCCTTACTACATCATGTGTTCAAGCGCAGCGTAAATGTTGAAGCATCCAAACCCAGAAATTCAGCTTTTGGTTGAGATGCTAGAGGGGCAGCGGGATTCCGCTATGGCGCAAGCCGCTGCCCTTTTTAGGGAAAACACCGAGTTGAAGCAAGCCTTACAAGAAAAGCTGGCCCAAGAATCCAAGGAGAAGGCAAATGCCGTTGATAGCATCAATGACCCCCAAGGCGCTGAAGGCCAACATTAAAAAAGAAATTGAAGCTGGCAAGCCGCCTAAACAAGCGGTGGCTATTGGATATGCGGTTAAACGTGAAGCTGAGAAAAAAGCCAAAGCAAAGCCAAAAAAGTGAAAATTACTCAAAAGAAGGTCACAGAGCTAATTCCTTATGTAAACAACAGCCGCACCCACAGCGACGAGCAAGTGGCACAAATTGCGGCAAGCATAAAAGAGTTTGGCTGGACTAACCCAATCCTGGTTGATGGGACAAACGGCATCATTGCAGGGCATGGAAGGCTTTTAGCCGCCCGTAAGCTGGGCTACAAGGAAGTGCCCACCATTGAACTGTCCGACCTGACGGAAACCCAAAAGAAGGCTTACATCATTGCCGACAACAGGCTGGCACTAAACGCTGGCTGGGACAATGAAATGCTGACCATTGAGTTGAACGACCTATTGGCAGACGGGTTTGCCTTGGAAATGCTGGGCTTTGACCCAAAGGAATTAGACGCATTGCTCGAGCCAGAGGTGATCGAAGGGCTAACGGACGAAGATGCCGTTCCTGATGTGCCTGACGAGCCAAAGACCAAGCTGGGCGACATTTACCAATTGGGTAAGCATCGATTGATGTGCGGTGACTCTTGCAGTCTGACCGATATGGAAAAGCTGTGCGATGGGCAACTTGTGGATATGTGGTTGACTGACCCACCATATAACGTTGCTTATGAGGGCGGCACGGGATTAACCATCCAAAATGATGACATGGGCGATGAGCAATTCCGACAATTTTTACGGGATGCTTATGTAACCGCAGATTTGGTTATGAAGTCTGGGGCCGTGTTTTATATTTGGCATGCCGACTCAGAAGGTTATAACTTTCGCGGGGCGGCACAAGATGCTGGCTGGAAAGTGCGCCAATGTTTGATTTGGAAGAAGTCAAGCCTTGTGATGGGGCGGCAAGACTACCATTGGAAACATGAACCGTGTTTGTATGGATGGAAAGAGGGCGCTGGACACCTTTGGGCGGCAGATCGTAAGCAAACCACGATCTTGGAGTTTGACAAGCCCAGCCGCAACGGGGAACACCCAACCATGAAGCCTGTTGGACTGTTTGAATACCAAATGCTCAACAACACCAAAGGTGGTGACATTGTGCTGGATTCCTTTGGTGGAAGTGGGACAACAATGCTGGCGGCTGAAAAGCATGGGCGTTATGCCAGACTAATGGAGCTAGACCCCAAGTATTGCGATGTGATCGTAAAGCGATGGGAAGACTTCACGGGCAAAAAAGCCGTATTATTGGAAAACCAGCCAGAATTGGCAAACTAATGTAACACTTCCCCTCTATAAAATGTCTGACGCACACGAACCAACGCCCGAAACCCAAAGACTGGTTGAATCCAGTAGTGGGTTAGGCTTGCCGCATGAATCTATTGCCGTGCTGGTGGGCATTGATGACAAGACCCTCCGCAAGTATTACAGGCATGAACTGGACATGGGCAAGGCCAAAGCCAATGGGCAGATTGCCAAGACTCTTTTTCAAAAGGCTACATCAGGGGATACAACCAGCCTGATCTGGTGGACTAAAACGCAAATGAAATGGTCTGAAACCGTCAAGGCCGAGGTTACTGGCGCTGATGGTGAGCCATTGCAGGGCATCCAAGTAACCTTTGTAAAGCCCAATGAGTGAAGTCCAAGACGCTATTGCAAGGGCAGAATTCCCTGTAAAGCTGGAAGGACTGTTCAGAAAAAGCCGTTATAAGGTGGCCTATGGCGGCAGGGGCGGGGCTAAATCTTGGGGCATCGCCAGGGCGCTGTTAATTCTTGGCGCTAAAAGCCCGTTGCGTATTCTGTGCGCTCGAGAGTTTATGACCTCCATGAGGGATTCGGTGCATAAGCTGTTGTGCGACCAAATGAAAGCCTTGGGTTGCTGGGGTTTTACGAGATCACCCAGGCCAGCATTCGGGGTAAAAACGGCACAGAATTTAGCTTTGTTGGCCTCAAAAACAACATTGCAAATGTAAAAAGCTATGAAGGTGTTTCAATCTGTTGGGTCGAGGAGGCACAAACGGTCAGTCGCCTGTCATGGAATGTGCTGATTCCTACCATACGAGCCGAAGGCAGCGAAATATGGATTTCATTTAACCCTGAGTTGGAAACAGACGAGACTTACCAACGGTTTGTGGCAAGCCCCCCAGAGGATTGCATCACGATGCGGGTGAATTGGAGTGACAACCCGTGGTTTCCCGAAACCCTGCGCTTAGAAAAAGACTCGCTAAAGCAAAGGGATGAAGAAGCCTACAACCAAGTCTGGGAAGGGCTATGCCGCCAGACTGTTGACGGGGCTATCTTTGCCAAGGAAATGCAACAGGCTGAGAAGGATGGGCGCATCACCAAAGTGCCTTATGACGCAACCAAACCCGTCCATGCGGTGTTTGATCTGGGTTGGTCGGATAGCACCGCCATATGGTTCTTACAGTTTGTGGGCATGGAAACAAGGCTAATCCGATACATTGAGGATGCCCAGAAAACCATCAGCTATTACTTAGCGACCATGCAGACATATGGTTATGTCTACGATACCGTTTGGTTACCCCATGACGCTGAAAACAAGACCCTAGCGGCGGCTGGGCGGTCAATTGATGACATTGTGAGGGCGGCAGGGTACAAGACCACGATCTTGCCCAGAGTGCCGATTTTGGACTCCATCAACGCAGCCAGGACGATATTCCCGAACTGTTACTTTGACCGCGAACATACCGCCGATGGGTTGGCTTGCCTAAGACATTACAGGTATGAGGTTGACCCAGACACGGGGCAATTTAGCAGAAACCCATTGCACGACCATTATTCCCACGGGGCAGATGCCTTTAGGTATATTGGACTTATGATCAAAGAACCCACTAAACGCAAGAAGCAAATGGTTGCCACAGCGGGTTCATGGATGGGATAATCGCCCAAAGGGGTTCATATGGCTTATCAAGACGAAGATGGCGCAAACGCCAAGATTACCGAAGCGATCAAGTTCTGGCGCTTGGTCAATGATTCGGACTCTACAAACCGAGCCGAGGCGCTAAACGACATTAAGTTTGCCGCTGGCGACCAATGGCCCGTTGAGATTCAGAATAGCCGCAATCTGGAAAGCCGTCCCTGTCTGACCATCAACAAGATTGATGCCTATATCCGACAGGTGACCAACCAGCAACGCCAGCAACGCCCACGCATCAAAGTTCACCCCGTCAACAACCTTGCCGACTACAAGATTGCCCAGGTTATTGAGGGCATCACCCGTCACATTGAGGTCAATTCCAGCGCCGACACTGCTTACGACACCGCATTTGATTACGCTGTCAGGATGGGTTGGGGCTACTGGCGCATCAATTACAAGTATGTGCGGGAAGATTCATTCGATCAAGAAATCTACATCGATGCCGTTGAAAACCCTTTCACTGTCTATTTTGACCCCAACAGCGTCAGGCCAGATGGTTCGGATGCCGAGCGATGCCTGATCACCACTGTGCTGGACAAAAAGATTTTTAGGGAAATGTATCCAGGTGCAAACGATGGGGCTAACTTTCAGCAGCGCAGCACAGGGGATGACACCTCTGCATGGGTGACCAAAGAGGATATTCGCATTGCTGAATATTTTTACATTGAGCGTGAACGCGCCAAGCTGTATTTGCTGAGTGACGGCACAACATCTTTTGGTGACAGCGCCAACTTCTTTGCACGGGTTGAGGCCGCAGGGTTGACAGTGGTTGATGAACGGGACTCATTCCGCAAAGCCGTCAAATGGGTCAAGATGACCGCAATGGAAGTGCTAGAGGAAAAGACCTGGGCGGGGAAATATATCCCTGTTGTGCCTTGTTATGGCGCACAGGTCATTGTGGATGACAAGCGCAAGAAATACGGTCTGGTGCGGTTTGCCAAAGACCCCCAGCGTATGTACAACTTCTGGCGCACCAGCATGACCGAATCGGTTGCGCTTGCACCCAAGGCTAAATGGCTGCTGGCAGAGGGCCAAGACGAGGGCCACGAAAACGAATGGGCAATGGCTAACATCAAGTCCATGCCTGTTCTGAGATACAAGCAAAAGGACATTGAAGGTGTACCAGCGCCAGCGCCCCAGCGACTGCAACCCGAGCCGCCACCCGCAGGGATTATGGAAGCGGCGGGGGCAATTTCTGCCGATTTGCAAATGGTGCTGGGCATCATGGATCCAAACCAGTTGCCGTCTGGGAATATCTCAGGCAAGGCATTGCAAGGCCAGCAAAATCAGGTTGATCTGTCTAACTTCCACTTTTACGACAATTTGACCCGTTCCATTGCTCAAACTGGGCGCATCATTCTTGACCTGATACCCAAGATTTACGACACCCAGCGGGTAATGCGGATTATTGGGTCGGATGGTCAGCCCGACATGACCACGATTAACGAGGCCAACGAAATTGGCGAGGTTCTAAACGATGTGACCGTTGGCGAATACGATGTGGTGATGGACACAGGCCCAGGATTCCAGACCAAGCGCCAGCAAGCGGTTGAATCCATGATGCCTTTGCTGACCAGCAATCAGGAATTGTTCAATATTGCAGGTGATTTGGTATTCAGAAACATGGACTTCCCTGGCGCTGATGTAATCGCTGACCGTCTTGCTGCCATGAACCCAATGGCAAACATTGACGAGAAATCCGACATACCGCCCGAGGCCCAAATGCGTTTGGCGCAATCTGAGCAAATGATTCAGCAGTTGCAACAGCAATTGCAAGCGGCGGGGTTGGAGATCAATAACAGGGCGCAAGTGGCCCAAATCAAAGAAGAAGGCGCAACCAGACGCAAGTTGATGGATGTGACCGCACGGGCGCATAACACCGAAACAATGGCAGAGGTTCGGGTTAATGACCAGAATACCCGCAGCATCACCAGCCAAAACAAGACCGAAATTGATGCCTTGGTCAAAATCCTGTTGGCAAGAATGTCACCTAATCAATTGATGGGCGAGATTGAGCGATTGAACGCTGAACAGGGCCAATATGCCCAGTTTGCCGCCCAGGATATTAGCCAGGGTGGAAGCCCCTTTATACAAGGAATGCCACAGTAATTGACATTGACATGATTTCGGGTAATATCGCCCAAACCTTACCAGTTGGGTCAACTGGGTAAATTCTTAGGATAAAACCTATGTCTGAAGTGCAAGAAGCACCAAAAGTTGCCGCTAACGTGGTGACAAGTGAGAATTTAGCTGAGTTCAACGCCAAGAAGATGGGTTTAGCTGACAGAGCGCCTGTTGAGGCTGTGGTTGAGAAAACTCCCACAGAGCCGACAGAAACGCAAAGCCAGAGTGAGCCGCTTGGGGAAGATGAAGCGACAGCGACAGAGGAAAGAAAACGCAATCCAAAGCTGGAATTGAGGTTTGAAAAGATAACTAAGCAACGCGAAGAAGCAAGGCAAGAAGCCAAGCGGGAACGGGAAGCGCGGGAATCTTTGGAGGCCAAAGTTAGGGAATTAGAAGGTCGGGCAAAGCCGCAAGCAGAAACCCAACCAACTGGTGAACCCAAGCCAGAAAATTTCTCCGATATGTATGAATACGCCAAGGCGTTGACAGACTATCGTGTTGAACAAAGGATGGGCGAGGAAAAGCAGAAGGAAGCACAGGCTAAACAGCAAGCCGAACGGGAAAAGGTGATAAACGCCTGGACTGATCGGGTTAAAGCTGCCAAGTCTGAGATGCCTGATTTTGACGATATGGTTGGTTCTGCTGACGTTGTTGTGAGCAACGAAGTGCGGGACGCAATCTTTGAATCAGATGTAGGGCCGAGAATTCTGTATCACCTTGCCGAGAATCCCGAGTTTGCAGAGAAACTTTCTGGCATGACCGTGGCATCGGCTTTGAGAAGCATTGGAAAGCTGGAAGCCCAGTTTGAAAAGACTGAGCCAACATCTAAGACTGTTGTTGGGAAAAGTAAAGCGCCAGCGCCGATTAACCCAATCAGATCGGCGGCAAACGGCAGAGATGTGCCCCTTACCAGCGATGGTAAATTTGAAGGGTCATATCAAGCCTACAAAGCCGCACGAATGGCAGGGCGAATCCGCTAAATCAATCTTTTTTTAAGGAAATGAAATGAGCAACAATCTGCTTACCATCTCCATGATCACCAATGAAGCATTGATGGTCTTGGAAAACGAGTTGACCTTCTCCTCTGAAGTTGACCGCAACTATGACGATCAATTTGCCGTTAGCGGCGCAAAGATCGGTAACACCCTTAACGTTCGCCGTCCTGGTCGTTTCATTGGAACTACTGGCCCAGCATTAAACGTTGAGGACTTTAACGAGACTTCTGTGCCCGTCACTTTGACCACGCAGTTTCACGTTGATACCCAGTTCACCACGCAAGATTTGGCCTTGTCATTGGATATGTTCTCTGACCGAGTGCTGAAACCCGCTGTGGCTGCTGTTGCTAACAAGATCGACTTTGACGGTCTGACGATGGCAAAGAACAACACCGCCAACATCGTTGGTACGGCTGGAACGCCTCCCACCTCCTTGCTCACCTACTTGACCGCTGGTGCGTATTTGGACAGCGAGGGCGCACCCCGTGATGGTCGCCGTTCATGTATCGTTGAGCCTTTCACGGGCGCAACCATTGTTGACAGCTTGAAAGGTTTGTTTGTGCCATCAGACATGATTAGCAAGCAATACCAAAAAGGCATGATGGGCCGTGACTCTGCTGGTATGAACTGGAAGATGGATCAAAACGTTGTGAACCAAACCTTTGGTTCTTACAGCGGTTATACCCTCGCCACCGACACCCGCAGCATCGGCATCAGCACGGGTTGGGCACAAACCAGTAGCGTCACTTTGGTGGCATCTACTGGCTTGACGCTGAACCAAGGCGACACCATCCAGATCGCTGGCGTGTTTGCTGTCAACCCCCAAAACCGTAGCGCATACGGTTCGGGCAAGTTGCGTAGCTTTGTCGTGACCGCGACCACCGCTGTGGCTACTGGCGGCGGTACTGCCGTGACCGTTTCTCCTGCCATCATCACTGGTGGTCAGTTCCAGAACGTCACCATTACCACCACCAGCGCAACCGCAGTTGTGACTCCGTTTAATAATACTGGCACAGTAAGTCCGCAGAACATTGTAATGCATAAGAATGCATTTACGCTGGCGACGGCAGATCTCGAGCTGCCAGACGGGGTGGTCTTTGCTGGTCGTGCTAGTGATAAAGAACTAGGATTATCCATGCGTGTAATACGCCAGTATACAATTAACAATGATAGTATTCCTACGCGTGTCGATGTCCTCTACGGCTGGGCTCCCCTGTATCCCGAACTCGCTTGCCGAGTTGCAGCTTAATTAACATTGAAAGGACTTTAATCATGTCTAATCCAGGCGCAGCAAGCACCACCACCAACCATCCCAGTAACTTGGCAACCAATCAGGCATTGCGCTTGATTGCCTCTGCCCAAGGCGTTAACCTCAATGCTGTTGCTGACA